GTCTAAGTTTAGGAAACAATTGATTATTGACTATGTTTTCAATCACAGCTCCGTCGCTTATTTTGATTTCTTTTAGTGATTTTGATGCTGGGGATTCCTCTCCATCATTTCCTAGCTTACCAGGTACTGAATCTAACGCATCTGCATGACCTAGTATTATTTTGCTTATTTTCGCTTCACATCGTTTTTCAAGGTCCTCGTAAATTTTATATCCTGATGCACCTGTTGAATTTTCAACCATGGCGATTTCGTCCATCATATCTGTAACTACCCATCCTGCAGAACCCATAGCAGATAAAGAATCAGCAAACGCTTGTCTTTCGTCTTCCTCTGTCTTATTGGTTTTGCCATGTCTGAGTGGCATACCAAATAATTCAGCAGCAGTAGCATTAGCACCTATCAGGTTTCTACAAATGATTTCATACATTGCCACTTTGTAAAGTATGCCATATCCGCATCTTGAATGACCGTTAGAGCTTGGAGTACTAGCATAAATATGCCATGTGCTAAATGGTTCATCAACAAAGCTTTCACCACTAAGCATATACTTGAATGAACCTACATTGAGCCTGTCAGGACTTACATTCTCTCTTTGAATTAAAACCATTTCAGGAAATTCATTATTGATGCAATCTCCTAATGAAACAAGGCTATATCCATAAAATTCAGCATCTAAAACGTAGGAAACCAATTCACTAAACCATTTTGTTTTGAATATTTCTTCTACTTTTTCGCTTTCCTTACTGTTTACAATAATTTCAAAATCTCTTTGGAGTGTTAATCGCTTGCGCTTGTCTATACATGCCGATACATGACCATTGAGGACCGTATCAGCAAACAATATTTGCATCTTCACACGATGTTGAAAGTATGCTTGCTCTGCTTCTTTAATGGCATCACGCCAGCTTTGCACATCTTGTCTGATACGATCAAGTCCTACAGGTACGATTGATGTACCTATGTTTTTTTTAGGGTCCTTGCTTCCAAAAAAACGGTTTGCAAAAAATGTGCCTGCAGTGGATAGTATTCCCATTGTTAGTAGTTATTTACTTGTTTAGTTGCGCTTCCCCATCTCACACGTGCGCCTGATTTTGGTTGTATAAGTGGCAAGTCGGCTGTTAAATCACCATTTGATATTCTCTTTAGCCATAACACTGCATCGTCATAACGTTTTACGCGTAAATCAGGGATATTACGTGGTGCTATTCTGCTATGCAAGTGGTACAAGGAAATGTCAATACAGATGTTTACTAACTGATGATTACGATTGTCTCCAGCAGTGAAAACGCCAGTATTGGTAATAGCTTGATTTGGAATAGTATAAGCTCCGTTATCGGTCCAATATGCTGAACCATTCTCAGCATTTGGGAATACATTACGGAGTGGCAAATTAGAAGTATCTCCATATTGTAAAGCTTCTTGTTGCGTCATTACTGGAGTGTCTTGCTTTGCGGTGTACTTCTTACCGGCATAGTACACATTATCATCTTTTCGATAATACGTTAAGTAATTAAAAGGTGTGTATGTTGGTGGGAGTATCGTGTAGTACATTGAATTATTTGCACCTAACAGGGTCCAATCGTTTGGCTCGAATGCACCTGATGTGATATTGATGCAGATGTAAACATCTGTTGTACTTGGCTTAATTGCTAAGTCTCCAATTGCATAAGTGACAATTGCGCTGTATGCTGATGCTGTTAAAATGAGCCTATCCCCATAGTAGTAAGTTGCTGACTTCGCGTATGTTTTAAAATCTTTGATTTCATCATCAACAATGTATTTTTGTACGAGGTAAGTTTTTAGCTCAATGATAGCAGCCATTATAGCATAATCTAAGAGTGCGCTATCGCTACCAGTGATTTGCGATAGATTATCGGTTTGAATAAGCCTCTTTAAATCACTTGATAGTATGTATGACATTGTATTTTTTGTAAATTTTGTTTACTATATGCAAAACTAATAATTATTTTTTGAATAATTACGACCTAATTTTATAGGCGCTGCAACTCCGCCCTTTTGATATTGGATGTATTCGTTGTAAAACACCTGCACAAAGAAATATCTAGTGATGTCGACAAAGTGACCGTAAGGCTGGTAGCTCACTTTTGTTGCAGGATCAGTGACCGTTTTTTTATCAACCTTACCGTTTTTATCCTCTTTGGTATTCTCATAATCAGCAATTACAAGCCTACACGATTTGTCAACGCTGTAATTAATGCCCAAATACTGATTTTCAAGGATTTCATTTAAAAAGTCTGCTGATACTCTAACGGATGGATTAGATTTTAATACTGCTCTACGTGGCTTAAAGTCTACTAATTCATTCATCATAAGCCTAAATAAATCATGCCCTTTTTCCTGCTTTACATCATCTTTCTGACTTGTAGCATCACCTCCGATATAGACAGCTTCCTCATGGCCCCATGACCGTAACTTTCTAATTATCTCCCTTCCCATTGCTTTGGTGGTGTTATCTGGATTCCTTAACGCAATAGCATGAACCATACGTGCGCTTTTATTATCGTCTTCAACTTGAAAGAATCCGCATGGGAAGTATGGGTTTACGTTTTCATCAAAGATTAAATGAACTGCTAATTTAGGATTGTAAGGATGCAAGCCTGTATGTTTCTCCGACCTCCATTGTTTTAAAAATTCACCGCCAAAGGTTGTTTTACCCCATTCTCCCAATACATTCACCTTGTATGAGTTATAGTTTTTCGTTCGTAATGCTTCATACTTTGCAATCAGATTTTCATCTCGATAACCGTATGTGCCACAAGGACTGCCAACAATCCAATAATTATCCAGGTATGTTGTCCTGATCAGTACTGTACCTCCATCGTCCGATATTTGAATAAAGCTGTCAGGGCATGGGAGTGTACCGAATTTATCAGTATTGGTAAATGTGTTTTTATCTACCAATTCAGTTTTTACCCAGCTATTTTCATCTACAGGATTCCATGATGCAAATATCTTTTGCCCTTCAATGCCACGGAGTGATAGCTCAAACTGTTCATACTCCAAATATTCAAAATGATTTAATTCATCAAGATAAACATACTTGTACGATTCAATACCCTTTGCTTTTTCTTCACTATCAAGCCCCTTCATGATGATTTCAGCACCACCATTGCATTTGTACGATAAATCATACTTTGTAAACGCTGGTGCGATAAACATCGTATCAAGTGCCAGGTTGAATGATTTTTTTAATGTAGTCTTGATAATTGCTGATTCCTTTCTAAACGCAATAGTTGATACTCCCTTTACCAATGCCTCTTTTGATATCAATTGAACTATCGAAACGGTTTTTGATGATGATTTGCCACCGTAAACAAGCACCGTTCTGATGCTTTTATCCTTGATTATTTCGTTAAGGATGAAGTAAAGGGGGTTGAAATATTTCTTTCTGAATGTTACCATTAATCTGAATATTGCTCATCTTCTAGGTCTTTGCCAACCTTTACAAGTTTAACCTCTGATTTAGTCGCTGCATTACTACCTCTTTTTGCGTAAATCACTTTCGCAGCGTTTACAATATCTGAATGGGTAACATTTTTAATCACTACATTTTCACCAATCATCGTTTCGACACTAATATTCCCTTTGATTATATTGCACAAGATAGCTTCAATTTCTAAATCGCTTAAAATAGCCTCATTAATCGCCTTTTGCATGCTTTCTGTAGTTTGGGCTTGTCTTATGGCTTCTTTATGCTCATTTCGACTGTGAACCACTGTTTTAGCGGCTTTAATGTATTCATCTACCGTTCTTGAAGATACTTTGCAGTTTTTTGCGGTTTTTTGAAGAATCTGTTTTCTTGACATACCTTGCTCAAGCATCAAAGCTATGTCAGCTATATGTTTGTCCTTATTTGCAACTTTTGCCATAATGCAAAGTTATACTTTTTATAAAAATAATGTACAAATTATAATTTTACGGTTTTGGTGGTGGTGGTTTGTGGATGGGTTGGTAGTGGCATCCAATGTGTAGGGTAGTAGTTATCATCATATATCCCATCACCGTCTAAGCCATCATATACCATGCACCATACTTTTGACAATACATCATTATCTATAATGCTACATAAGCACATTATTTGCATCTGACCTTCGATAATTACCAAAACATTTTTATCATCCTTTGGCAAATCATCTTCACTTTTGATTTCTATCCAAGTGGGTGTGGTTGACATTTGTGTTATCTTTTCAGCTACTGAATTACGTTGTTCATCTGTTAGATACTTCTTTGAATTTACGATGTAAAAGTTAGGTTCTTTTAGTTTCATTTCAACTTCATTCATCAACTCGCTAACTACTTTGATGAATTTATCGGGTGACATTGCGCTTTGCATTGCTTGGGTAAAATAGCAGTCAGCTTTTTCATCAAATATCTGTTTTAATTGTTCTTTCATTGGTATATTTTATTTATTTTTAATATATTCGTTGTATTCGTTGAGTGTGGCGGGGGTTACTACTTCGGGTGCAAATGGATGTTTACCACCTTCGTAATAAGGAGAGTTATCACGCCATGTTACTTTATATATTTTATCTTGATGCTTGACATACTCAGGCATTTCTTTTTCATCTCTATACTCCCACCAATGAAGTAAGCGAAAAAGGTGTGGGTATTTAGGCATTATTTCTTCATTATTAGCTAATGTGACCATATCCCAACCGCCTGCATCTTTTGGTACTGATAGCTCTATTATTTGTCCTATTTCATAGTGACTGCTCGGATAATCCGCTATCACTAAATATCTTGGTTGTGTTAAGTTTGTCATATCTTTTCAGCATTTATTCGGTTGCATTCCGATTTTGGGTTAATATTTAATTGATAAGCGAAGGTTTTATCGGTTAGTAAGTAGTTAGCTGCTACTACTACCAGACATTTCCAGTAGCGACAGTTGTATATCATCATTGCATTTAAGCATTTCAATTTTAGTTTGACCTTTGTACCCACGTTTCAAATAATAGACAGCACAAGGAAATCCAAAAGGGAAACCAGCTTTGCTTGCAGGTAGCGTATGTATTGAAACAAAGCCCCCATAATCCATTATTGCTTTTAGCGTTCCCATACTCTTAAACATCTTTGCCACAGGTACAAGTAAAACAATATTGTTTGCCAGCTTAAAGGCGTGTTCTAAAAATCTATTGTAATCCGAATATGGTGGATTTGTTACTATCCAGTCCACCTTTTTATTGTAATCGTAAAAGTTTCTACCTTCTGCAATCTCACACCAATCTGTTGTCATTTCAGGGAGGTATTTCATAAAAGCACCTTCGCCCTTGCAAGGTTCTAAAATATCGCCTCTAATATCAAACATATCTACTATTTGCATCGCTAACCAATCAGGCGTAAATACTACATCATTCGGATTTAAGTGTCCGTATTTGCCCTGTATGTAAGGATTATGTTTTTGTCCGTTAATGCTTCCCATTTGTAAAGTGGTTTTCCTTTAATGCCCGTAGCAGCAGCTAACAAGCGGTTTGGCAATATTGCCGTTCAGTTTTTCAATTTGGCTTGACATTGTAACTTCAACTGCATCTCTTTTTTGAACATCAGTTTCGGCAACATCGCCAAGCCGCAGGCGTTAGCGGTCATGCCTACCATAGTGCTAAAAAGGAAGTTCATCACCTGTTTCCTTTTTGGAAAGAACTCGTTTTATTCTATTCGGTTGCCAGTATCTTATCTGCATCCATAACCAGTAACGCATCCAATACCATATTTTGACAAAGAATAAAACGATTTTGGTTTGCAATGGAAATACATACTCACTTTCCTTATTGCAGAATATTGAAGCTGCACTATATCCAGTTAGTGCTTTGTATTGCAAACCAACGTGCCAAGAAAAGTAAACAGGTTTAACCTTCACTTCCTCGCCATTCCATTTGTATTTTGCTTTTAGTTTCATATTTAAAATTTCGTTTTAATAATCCGGCACGAACCGCTAACAAAGTATTTAAGAAATGGGGGCTAACGATATAACTCAGCTGAGTGCTATTAATCAGCTTTCGTTTACCCATATAGCTATGTGCCTCGCCTCCCCCCACTTCTTAAATACTCGGAACGTTAGCTGCAATGCCGTTTGACAGCGGCTAAACATATTTTACAAGTTTGATATTCATTTATAGCATCAAACACGGCTCCTCCTTCTCCTATTTTTCGCACTCTGCCATCGGATGTTTTTTCAACATAATCTCTGCTGTAATAATCATTGTGTCCACAGTATGTAGTATGTGTTTTAATGGGTGCAAAATGATAGCGAAAGCCGTGTTCAGCAATCATCGTAACCATTGGCACAGCAGCTAACATACGCTTAGCAATAGCTGGCAGTGCTTGGTTGATAGTTTCGTTGTTAATTTGATGTTTCATTTTTCTAATTTAGTTTTGAGGAAGCCAGCCATCGCCAAGCGTCAGAACGTTAGCGGTAACTTGTTCCGCTGAGTTCACGAGCCTTTTGTTTGTTATAGCCACTTTCAATAAATATCAAGTCATCTACATTTGTCCAAAAGTCTTTGCGGCTGTTTCTTGTCTGCAACCGAGCTTTTGTTCCTTTAATTTCAGTCAGTACAAAACGCATACTTTTGTGGCTTTGCCATGTTGTGTGGTAGTTGCATCCAATCACTAACAAACTACCGCTAACATTATATATAGGCAAGTTGCCATTAGCGTTCTGTTCTTTCCATTGCTCTTTGTTCCAAACTGGTACTGTCATAATAATTTAATTTTAGTTAAGGCAACCTGCCTATATATTTTGCCGTTATGCGTCACCTTTAAGACGATCCGAAACATAATCCTTGACCATTTTTTTAATCGGCTCGACAAATTCTACACGAACACGAAAGGAAATAGTTTTAGTTTCATAGTCTGCTTTTTTACGACCAGAGCCTTTTCGTTTACCGCCTTTTTTTACTTCCATATTAATAAATGGCTTCCGTTATCAATTACATTCATTAACTCATCTTGATTATCTTTTGCATAAAGAAAATCACGACTTTCTTTGTTTG